ATATAGTATATAGACGGGGAAACCCGGAAAGAGGTAGAAAGAAATGGCAAGCATCGAGCAGATCAGGAAGAGAGCGAGCGCATGGAAGGCACGCGACGGCAGCATCCGCTACTACGTCAACGACTGGAAGGACCTCATCGGCCTCAACGTCGAGTACCACAAGAGCGGAAACGTTTCCGCCGTGTGGTTCGACGACCGCGACGAGGACGGCCTCGCCGAGAACGACCCCTCCAACAGGAGCTACGGCCGCTATCTCGCGCCGGTCAAGGTTTGGTTCGACGAGGGCGCGCAGCTCCACATCGACCACCTCGACGACGAGATGACCGAGGTCCGCGCGAGGATCCTCCGCTACGTCGATGCGGCCTACACCGAGCGCGTATGCGAGCCCAGGACGCCCAGGCAGCTCATCCAGATGAGCCTGTGCGCATACCTGTGAGATGAGAGGATGGGCCCCGATGGGAACGGGGCCCACGTGCCTGCCATGCCGGGCAGGACCGAAAAGAGGATGGGGCCGGACAACCAAGGCAAGCTGGGCGGCCCCGCAGACATGGCGTCTGCGTGCGAATGCACATCCACCATACCGTTGGACTATGATATAAGCACTCGCACCTGTGTGTCGTATGTGCATGCCTATGGTATGTGTGATGTGTGCATCGCCGCGAAAACCGAAGGGGGATGGGAAAGAGGAAGGCGAAGCATGACAGCGGATTACAGCGAGGTCGAGTGGTACCTGGAGTATCTAAGGGCACACGGCCGGAGAGAGACGACGATAGAATCGGCAGGAAACGCTTTGAGACATCTGATGGATATTTTGGCCGAGGGAGGAAGGCCGACGGTCATGGAGGCCGTGACCCTCGATGATGCGGAATGGCTGGCGAAGCAGCTCGACGGCATCAAAGAGTCCACCAAGGCAGAGTACATCCGGCTTTTCTCCCGGATGTCGATACAGCTGGGATGTCAGGATTGGGGAAAAAGGCTCGACATCCTATACAACCGCGAGGAGCCCGACCGCGTGTGGATCTCGCTGGACCAGTACGCGGTCCTCCACCGCAAAGCCGAGCCGTGGGACAGGATGATGCTCGTGCTCGGAGCATTCATGGGCCTCCGCAGGATGGAGATCTGCAGCCTTCTCGATGAACAGATTGACCTCGACACCCGCAAGATGACGGTTTTCGGCAAAGGGCACGGAAAGGGATTGAGGGTCGTCATGGACATCCCCGAACCCGTCGCCGAAGAAATCGAGAGCTTCCGCGAGTACAAGAACAATCATTTGAAAAGAAACGAGGAGGACGGCCACCTCATCCAGGTCCCGAGATGGGGGACATGGGTCCCGATAGAGCCGGTCACGGCCAGTCAGAGGATTAAAAGCCTCGGAGAGAGATGCCACATCAAGGTCACGCCGCACGCGCTCCGCAGGCTCTACGCGACAACACTCGTCAACGTCGTCGAGGCCGACCTCGACACGGTCCGCCGCCTGATGCGCCACAGCGACATCTCGACGACGGGCCGGGGCTATGTGGCAGCGG